GCCTACGGACGCCGCTCGTCGATTGAACCCATACAGCGACGGTAGGATCAAAGTCGATCTGCTGGGGAGCGAGCAGTGCTTCCCTACGTGGGACCCGTTGGACACGAATGTCCTGACCTCTATTCGCATCGAGACCATCTTCTACGATCACAACACGCGCCTGCGCGCGCACGATGACTCCCACCAGCAACAGGGTGCTGGGACCATCAATGTCCGGAGGTTTACTCAGATCATCACTCCGGACACCATTGTCGAGCAATACGAGGGCGGCATCCCGATGATCCGACCAAACGCGCTCGGGGAGATACCTGTCGTCCATATCAAGAACCTGAACGTGCCGAGGGATTTCTACGGTCTCTCTGATTTGGACCCGATCCTGTCGCTGCAGTCGGAGCTCAACGAGAAGGCTACCGACAACTCGGACATCATCCACTACCACGCAGGGCCAACCACCGTGGTAACAGGAGCGAAGGCGGGGCAGATCGAAAAGTCAGCGAACAAGATCTGGTCCGGGCTGCCCGCGGAGGCGCGCGTGCAGAACCTGGAGATGAGCACAGACTTGGGATCGATTCGGGACTACATCATCTCGATCAGGCAGTGGCTGCTTGAGGTCAGCGAGACACCGGCGGTGCTCATCGAGGAGCCCAACGTGTCCAATACGTCGGCGGCCGCGCTGCACATGATGCACCAGCCGATCATCGACAAGACGAAGAGACGCCTCCCCCTCTACCAGGAGGGCTTCACTCAAATCAACACGCTGATCCTGAAGATCGCCTCGTTGATGGGGCACATCTCCTTGCCGCACGACCTGTGCAAGCACTGCAAGGGTAGGATCGTCGAGGTCTTCGACGCCAACGAGCAGCGGATGGTGAAGCGCTGCTACGCGATCAACGACGACTTTTCCTGGAAGAACCCCGAGGTCGAGCCCGTCATTCACGTCCGTCAGCACAGCCTGGGGTACGAGGTTCGCGAGAGCCCGATGTACCAGGTCCGGCAAGAGCACATGCAGGTGGCACCGAGCTACTGGGACCCGCAGCCGGCGCTGTCCCAGCAGGAGTACGAAAACTCCCGACGCCAAGAGGAGGACAGGCTCGAGAACGCGCGGCGCCAGCAATCCCCGCAGGAGCTGCAGCAGGCAGCGCCGGGGACGGCCCCGGCCCCCACGACAACCAATCCGACCGTGTCCACGCCAGCAGTGCAGGCCGAGCCGCCGAAGCTGCAAGGTGAGATGGCCTTCCCCGAGGAGCCTGAGTTGGTAGCGCTATCGACTATGGGCGTGGATAGCTCGACCGGCGCGCTGATCGGGGTCAGCCGGGAGCGCCGGCTTTTGCTGCCCACCGGGTGCAAAAAGCCCATGCGGCTCAACCCGTTCGAAGTCCGGGTCAAGTTCCGCGACGCTCTCCCTCGAGATGAGGCGCTCGAACTGCAGCAGTACATCCAGATGCACCAGGAGAAGGTTGTTTCGGCTGCGTGGATTCGTCGGAAACGCACCGACATCGACCCGGACGAGTACGACCAGATCAAAGAAGAGCTGCAGGAAGAGGAACGCGACCGCGCTCGCCCCGAGGGAATTGTCCCCGAGGACGAGAAGGATGCGGGCATCCGCGAGAAAGCACTCGGGAAAGCCAAGCCCGGGGTGGGGCCCGAGTCCTCTGACATCACGAAAGCAATGAAGGCCGCAGGACCGAACGCGCCGCAGGGGGCCGCATGACAACGCGATCCCACTTCAAACCCTCGTCGATCGGCGATATACACCGGTCCTCCATGGTCGAGGCGCGCGTCAACACGATGCTGGGCGTAGGCCATCGAACAGGGACGACGGACGGGATCGGCACTCGGCAGACGATCGATCACTACAACTCGTGGTACCGCGAAGCGGAGGGACGGCCGAGCTACCGCGCACCCGCCATCGAAAAGGCCCAGAGTAATATAGGGCCCGATGCCAAACCGATCGACGGATCGATGAAGTTCGGCGTGCAGGCGTCTTCGATCCCACTGCCGCCCGGACTCTCCGCGCGCGGAGACCCGGCCACCCCGATGAATGCACGCGATTCGGTCGAGCTTCCCGACAGCCGGGACTCCTTCGGCCACAACACTCATGCCCGGTTCAGTCGAGTTCGAGGATAGATAGATGGCTGCAGCCAAGAAAGACTACAAGGCCACCTGGCGCAAGCGTCACCCTGAGAAGGAGAAGGCTAGGCGCCAAAAGGACAACGAAAACCGTAATAAGCGGTATGCTGCCACCGGGAGCCAGAACGGGTCCATGACGTGCAGCGTTTCAGGGTGCAGCCGCAAGGCTCAGATGTCGCACGAGGGTAAGAAAATCTCGGCGAAGTGCAAAACGCACCACCTCGGTACCGAAAAGAAGCGGGGGACCGGGCCCTACACCAAGGGCAAGTCTTCAGGCCCCAAGAGGAAGTGACATGCCAGGCAACTACAAAAAAGGGAAAGTCATGGGCAAGGGCAAATCAGAAGGCCCTGCGAGCAAAGCGATCGAGTCCTCGTCGAAACGAGGGGCAGGCGGTAAGACGAGCGGACCGCTGAAAGCCAAACCCGGCGCGAAAACCGAGGTACCGCGGTCCAAAGCCATGGGCGGTAAGGCAATGTCTAAGCCAAAGAAGTCCAAGAAGGGGATGAAATGATCCGGCTGCAGTTGCCACTCGTCTCCCCGGACATGTACTCCCGAGTTGGGTCGGGCGGCATAACTGGAGCGAACGCGTCCAGGCATGGCCATGTACAATGCCACCAGCAGGCAATGATGATGTATGCTGGTGATGCGCCGAGGGGCAGGGCCCCCGGACACAACCCCGCCTATGGTAGCGTAGGCAACGACGGCAAGTGGCCCGGCACCCGCCGGTAGTCCTAGCCAGAACAACCCACCACTGTCATAGACAAGGAACAGAAAATGCCACGAGGACCATTCGGAAAAGGACACGCAGCTTCCAACTCTCGCTCGCTCACCCGAGGACCCACGTACCCGCACCAAGCAGGCGGCGGTACCGATGGTGAGACGGCAGGCGTAGGTTCGACCTACTCCGCCTCCATCAATGAGCGTTCGAACAAGTCGAATCCGCGAAACCAAGGCCCTGAGCGCGGGGACTCTCCCGTTCTGGCGAGCAGCATTCCCATCGCTACGATGGGCGGCCGCACGACGGGCAAGATCTGATCGCTCGCGGTTGAGCGACACCACACCTACGGAACACACATACGATGAACACACACAAAATAGACCAACTCGGAGACTTCCTCAGTCTCTTCAACTTCCCGCCGTCGCCCCAGGCCACCATGCCCCAGATGCAGGTGACTCAAGTTCCCCCCGGGGGACAGCAGAGTGGTAACCCAGGCCTCCCTCAAGGGATGGTCCAGGTGAACACAGCACCTCCAGGGCTGCCTTCCGCGACGCAGGCCCCCATGGCTCCGCAGCAGCAGTACGCTCAACCGCAGAGTCCTCCACCGCCCCAGTACCAACAGACGCACTCCCCTCAGCCTCCCCAGCAGCCTGCTTATGACCCTGCTCAGCATTCGCAGCAACAGCAGACCAATCCGGCTCCTCAGCCGGAGAACGGGTCGAGCAATCCTGCGTCTGAGCTGCTGCAGCAGAACGAATCGTATCGAGCCCAGTTGGCCAAGTACGAAGAAGAGCGACGGCAACAAGAGGAGCAACGACGACAGCAGGAGTTGGCGTCCATGAAACCGCTCGAGCGGATGGACGCCAAGTTGGACCTCCTGCACCGAAGCACCCAGATTGCAACGGAGCGCGCACAGCAGTACCATCTCGCGTACGAGCGCGAGAAGATCATGAACGAGTATGGGAGGGAGCTCGATCCTTCCAAGCTCGACATGTCGAGTGTCGAAGCATTGCAAGCCTCGGTACCGGCTGCCCGACAGGGATACATGGAGCTCGAGAACCGAGTGGCGAGCAAGCTCGCAGCTCAGTACGGAATCCAAAACCACATCAACGTCGAAGGTCTTCCGCCTGCGCCGTCGATCCACGGTCTGCCGACGCCGAACGGTGCCGGGGCCGTCCCCAGTATCCCTGGCGGACAGCAGCAGCAACAACAGGCTGTTCATCCCCAACTCGCTGCATCGAACTGGACGCAGCGTCAGCCGAACCCATCGTACGGCCGAGTCGTGCAGCCCCAGCCCGTTGGGATGCCTTCCCCTGGAGCTCCGCCAGCGCAGGGGCAATACTTCCCGCCCCAATACCATCAACCCCAGCACATGCAGCAACAGTCGCCGCAGGTGCAGTTTGTGCCCCAACAGCAGTACCAGCAGCAGCCCGCACAGATGGCCCCCCAACAGGCGGACATCACTGCGGCTCAAGATGAGGCGCGCAACGCCATTCAAGCTGCGCGCCGCGGGGGCATGAGCCGTCTGGCCGCCATGGGAATGGGCGAAGCGCCCCACCAGGCGCAAGCGAACTCGAATCAGGGCGCGCACAAAATCAGTCACGCCAACTTGCCCGATGCTGCAATGTTTGCTCACGGGCCCAACTCTCACCCCATGCACCTCGCCAGTGGCGGGATTTAGGGGTTCTGGGGTGCACTCCCCACAGATAACTCAGGAGTAATACATGTCAGTCCTCAACACCGCCGCCGCACAGGGAGCGAACTTCCACAACGTACTCGGAGCCGTCCGTGACGTGTACTCGGCTGAGATCTATCTCTCGGCCCTGCCCGTCATGAAGCTCGACCAGTTCACGACGAAAAAGTCCGAGCTGGGCGTTCAGCCCGGGATGACCATCCAACTGCCCAAGTTCTCGAACATCAAACGAGGCGGGCCGTTGCGCGAGGGTCATCGAATTCCGATCCAACCGATGAACCAAACTCACCAACCGATCTCGGTCGGAGAGTACGGAAACGGAATCGGGTTCTCGGAGTTCTTGCTTCAGTCTTCGTTCTACGACCAGCTCGCTGCTGCGTCGATTCTTCTCGGACGCGACCTTGCTGTCGTGCTCGAAACAACACTGCGCGATGCTATCATGCAGGCGCCGTCGATCATTCGGCCCAACGACAAGGCGAGCCGAGCTCTGTTGACGGCTGCTGATAAAATCAGCAGTGACGTGTTGAAGGACGTCATCGTTGCCCTCGAGAGCGGAAACAGCCCTCGATGGGAGAACGATCACTACATCGGGTTCATCCACCCGCACCACGGTCGTTGCCTCCGCGATGACCAGTACTGGGTGAACGCAGCCCTGTACTCTGGTCTGGGCCAGGTCTACACGGGCGAGATCGGCCGGATGGAAGATATCCGGTTCATCGTCACGACCATTGTCAACAACGGAAAGGACCCCTCCATCGATCCGATCACCAACGATCGCGTCGACCTCGGGTTCGACCCCGACTTGGCCGTGGGCGCGGGCGGAAACCAAGTCCCCATCTACAAATCGGTGTTCTTCGGCGAGTACTCCCTCGGCCACGCCGTCGCACTGCCGGTCGAGCTTCGGGACAACCACAACCAAGACTTCGGTCGTGAGCACGGCCTTGCTTGGTACTCCATCTGGGGACAGAGCGTCCTCGAAACCAAGAACATCGTGGTCGTGGAGACCGCGTAGGGAGGAACGACTCCCAGCGTTTCAAAAAGGAGACTTGATCAATGGCAGATGCAACGCAAAACACTTTCCGCGACCCTCGGACCTACGGGCTCAATGAGGTCCGTCACCAGCACAAGACCTGGCACGTCGAGTCGGGTGTGGTCCCCGACGACGACACGATCGAAATCACGCATCCGGACTACAACAGCAATGATGTGAGCGCGGGCGAGGGCCCGTTTCCTCATGTCGCCCACAAGGTGTTCACTCACAACGGCGGCTTGGTCTTCGATTTTACCGGGACCGCCGCGGATGATGCGGGCGATACTCTGGTGCTCGAGTTCATCAACCCCCACGATCAGGACATTCTCCTGCAGCGGGACATGGACCCGGGCCCCCCAAACTACGTCGAGGTCACGCACGCTCTGGCAGATACCGTCACAGACGGTGCGGTTACTGGAGCCGAGTTCGTGGCGAGCCTGAACGCCGACCCGAATATCACGCAGTGGGCCTACGCGGCCCTCGTAGGAACCGACGCGATCTTGATCCCCAAGGGTCCTCAAGGTCACGTTCGAAAGGGCAATGGATCCACGGCGGATGCGATTGCTGCCTTGAATACGGTCGCTGCTGTCCTGAACGAGGAGCGTGTGTTCACTGAGCAGGACTTGTCCGCTTGGCTATCCACGTATGCCGAGGGCAAGGTGACCATTACCAACACCTCCGGAGGCGCGGTCGGTCGCGTTCTGGCCACCGTCACTTTCTTCTGATCGGAGGAATCGTGGCCGACGACGACGACAAGAAACCGATCAAGCCGAAAAAACGGAAGGGGCTCAAGAAACGCAAGGAGGCGGAGGCAGCAGTTGCCTCCATCGAGCCGGCCCTCGAGACTCCCCCGGAAGAGCCCCCTCCGCCTGTGTTCGTTCCGCCCAAAGGGGACGATCCGGAGCCAGGCCCGGAGCTACCCGCGGCTGTAGTGGTCCGGAAGGTCGAGACAGAGGCGAGGTCCACCAACTTCACCGTGCGCATGGGTCTGAAGACAGACTCTGCGTACCTCTGCAAGGAGTGGATCCACATCCGCAAGGGGAGAAAGAACACGGTCCCCGTCAAGTGTGTGGATGACCTGAAACGCATGGGCTTCATCGCCTGAAGCAGTTCTGATGGAAAACAACCCACAGCTCTCACCCTACGAATCGAGCGAGCCTGCGCTGCTGGAGATGTTGCGTCGTCGCCTACGCGATGACGACTACATGATCCGTGCGTTCACGCTTGCAGTCACGGACTCCCGTGCTCGATCCGTGTGCGCCGAGATTCGCAACGGTCAGTTGCGTATCACGTCGCGGGGTGGGGGCTTGGGCAATGTGACCGTTGACTTGGCGGGCATCGAGACCGACACGATCGGTGGTCTCGTTGACCATCTCCGCCGATCCTATGGGAACTACATCGCGCTGTCGCCCAACGAGGAGATGAACACCGATCATCCCTCGACCGACCTGAGGGTCAAGGGGAACGGCAATATCCAAGGCGAGGGTGTGCACTTCTACCATCGCCGGTGGTCGGACGAGGAGTTGAGGGACCTACTGGACCACTCAGCCCGCCGCCACAACATGAACTACAAGATCACGTCGGTGCCTCAAGACGAGCACATCTTCGTGGTGACTCTTTCGCTCGCTGAGGCGTGCCGAGTGATGTCCCAGGACGGCGTGAAGAGGCGAGGGCTCTCATTCGAGGTCCAGGACTGCCTCTCCATGGCGGAGAGCTACGAGCAGCAGTACCTCGACGACCGTCGTAGGCAAGACAGGGCGGTGCCCGTTGCCAAAATCAAGGACACTAGCGTAGAGGGCGGAAACATCGTCCAAGGGACCTTCTTCCGCCGGAACATGCGTACCGGGTACATGAGCCCGTACGCATCCCAAGGCGCGCCCGAATGCCCCGAGCTCTTTGTGAGCGCGGAAGAGGATATCCAGGACGTCGAGGTTCGGATCCACTGGCGCCGTGTTCGAGACACAGATTTTCGGGCCATGGAGCTCTGGCGGGACACCGTCCCCGATGTGCGCCGTGCGTACCAGGGCGACCTGACCACAACCCCGCAGTCGCCCGCGGTGTGCCCGTCGTTCCCCACAACATCGAAGCTGGTGTTCTCACCGCGCTGGGCTAACTCGCACCACGCTCACTCGTCGTTGTCTTCCTATGGGATCGCCAACGGGCAGGCGGTGAACAGCTTCGTTGACGGAGCAAATCGTCAGCGCGAAGGGTTCGCGGTATCCCCGTGGGACGCACCGCCGCCAGAGCCCGAAACGACGTACTACTACGTGCTGTACGTTTTCGACATCAATCACGAGGTCGTAGGGTCGAACGTGGTGTGCGTGACGACCAAGCGCCTCCGCGCCCGATTCTCCAGAGATGCGGCTGTGACCGCGCTGACCCCCGTGACGGGACCGCTAGCTGGTGGGACCGCGTGCACCATTCGTGGGGAGCGCTTCCATGAGGGAATGCGCGTGCGCCTGGGGGATAAGCAGGTTGAGAATCTCACGATCGTGAGCGCCGAAGAGGCGACGTTCGACACCCCGGCCCTGTACAATGAGCGCGCCGTCGATGTGAGCGCGTACGATTTGATCATCACCTCTGACCATGGGCTGCAAGATGCCCTGCTGAGCTCTTGGACGTACACGGCATGATCGAGATCACGTATACGAGTCAGAGAACGTTCGGCCAAGTGGCGAGGGACCTCCTGAAATTGGTGCCGCGGGTCAAGGAGCGCATCGAGACTATCGCGGAGGAAGAGCTCGAGCGTACGCGTGTCGACCTTCGGAACGCGATCTTGAACAAGGATCGGTCGAGTTTCATCAAACGGCTGCGATCGATATCGCCTGCCTGGCGCGACAAGAAAAAGGCCAAGGGGTGGAAGCTGCACCAGCTCGACCGCCTGGATTACTACGGCAACGCCATCATCATCAAACGGCTGCCCGAGTCGATTGCCTTGACGGTCAAGGACGCGGTCTACCCTGGGCGGAAGTTCAAGTACGTGGATCTGGCGCGGTTCCTCGAGTACGGGACTCGTCGAATGGATCCGTTGCCGCACTGGCGCAAAGCAGCACAGTTCTTCAAGAAAAACTTCACAGAGCGCGTGGAAGGAGAGCTCCAAGGTGTCCGCGTTAGCCGTTGACAGGGCGATTCGACGTCGGTTCGCGGAGGTGTACAAGCACGTCCCTGGGCTGCGCGTGCTTGAGCAAGACCCCTTCCCCGAACTCGCCAACACCTCGTTCCTGATCGGGGGCGGCGACGGAGTTGCGTGTCCTCCTCTCGCGCTGTCGTACCCGACAGGTGGAGGCATGTTCGAGCGCGTGATCGTGTTTGCCGAGAACGAGGAAGGGCACAGCCATGACATTCGGCATCACGTATCCTTCCAAAATGTTCGCGATGGATGGCGCGCCGACGAAGGGTCGACCGGCCTGAGCAAGGAGTGCCTGGGGTGGAAGCCTGCCACGAACTACCTGGGAGAACGAGTCTACGTGCCCGACCTGGTACGTGTGCGGCCCAAAGCCGAGCCCGTGTCGCTCTTCTACGACTTTCACGTCGTGTCGAGCAACTGCACCCTTGCCCGGATCCTTCTCGACACGACCAAGGGTTTGTTTCCTCGGCAGGGCGCGCTCGAAGTCACCTTCAGGAATGGAGATTCCCACACCATCGACATGCTCCGGCGTACGGAGCCCTACCGCTCGTCTCCGTTTGACGCCACACTCACGCCAGGGGACCCCGGCGTTCGGCGGTACCGATGGTCGATGCAGTACGAGGTCGAGTCCTACGAGGACCACTCCCTGCAGGGCGAGTGGAAGCAAACTGTAACGCAAGCCCAGTGCGCAGGCCGTACGCTCGACCTCATGCCGCGCGACGAATAGGAGAGCGATGTACACACTCAAGAGCAAGAACCCCACACCGTTTTACATCCCCCTCCCAGGGAGAACACTTTCGTTCCCCAAGAAGGGTGCGGAGTGCGTCGTATCCGATGAGGAGTACAAGGACGGGTCCGTCCAGGGCAGGCTGCGGTATCGCCAGGTCGGGGCCACGTACTCAGACGAAGAGTTCACTACCCCGCAGACCGAACAGCTCGCCAAGTACGAACGCCGGCAGAAGTCCAAACAGCGGAACCTTCGGCGCGCTGCTGGTGAGGTTCTCTAGGAGAAGAAGAATATGGTAGAATTCCTGTCACCAGCAGTCACTATCCGGGAACTCCCGAGTCTCGCAGGGACCACTCCGATCGAGTCTACGGGCATCCCGATCATGCACGCCACCGCCGTTCGAGGGCCGGTGAACCGTCCTGTGATCGTCACGAGCCTGGCCGACTACAAGTCGGTATTCGGCAGCGACGACGGCGGGTACGGGTTCCAGTCCGCGTCCGGGTTCTTCAACAACGGAGGGTCTCGGATGGTGGTCAACCGTATCTCGCACTACGGCGACATCACGGACGCGGCCACGCTCGAAGCGACGGCAGCCGAGACCACACTCGACACGCCGAACCCTGTGGCGACGTCGGCCGAGAAAACTACGGACGAGTCAGGTCCGTTCAACCTGCACCCAGAAAACCTCGACCCGGGTGCAACGCCATCGCCCTGGACGCTCATCCTGGCGGTGGACGGCGACCCGGTCGATACGTGGACTTATACCCCCACGCGAGGCACGCTGCTCGCCCCCGGGGCGCCAGGCGGCCTCGGTACCGCGGACGACACCATCGACTTCGATGTGACGACTCCGGACGGCACCACTACCCACACCTTCACAGTGCCCGGAGGCGCGGTGCCCGGTACCGAGCCCACTACCGCAAACGACTGGGCCACCGAAATCACGGCCCAGATCCCCGGCATTTCGGTGGGCGTCGTTGCGGGCGCACTCGAAGCGCGCACGGACGGCTACGGTACGGCGTTCAACGTCGACATCTCGGCGGCTACCGGTACTGCGCTCGCAGACTCCGGGTTCGCGATCGCGTCCGGTACCGCGGGCGGCCCAGTCGGCATCGCCGACGTGTCCGAAACTTCGTCTACTGAGTTGGCGGCTCTGCTTCAAGCGGCGTGGACCGGCGGTGGTGGTACGACTGTGACTGCCAATGCTGACGAGACTTTCACCGTGGCGACTGTAGCCACCGGTGCAACGGCTTCGTTGTCGGCCGTGACGGGTACGCTGAGCTCGCTGTTCACCTTCGACCCGGCCGGTCTTGTCGCAGGCCTGGGTGCCGGTGGGGCTGGAGTGAACACGCTGCGATTCTTCGCGTCGAGCGAAGGGGAGCACGGTAACACGCTGTCAGTTACCACCTCGCGTACAGACCGCATCCTTGCTGAACTGGCAGAGGATCTGACCGGCGGGGGTCCGTTCACTAGCGCAGTGCTGACTTCTGTGGACGGCGTGCGGCCAGGCGTTCAGCTGTTCTTCGAGGACACAGTGAATGGGGCCACTCTGCGTGCCGTGGCCGGCCAGGTAACAGGCAATACGGTCATCTTCGCGTCCGCGGTGAGTTCGATCGGGGGCGACCTCGAAGCGGCGAACTCTCCTACGGTCACGAAGGAAACCTTCACCGTGACTCCGATCGTAGACGGGGTCGCTCAGGCTCCGATCGTAGACCTTTCGATGAGCTCACTAGACGTGAGCTTCTATGTCGGGAACGCGATCGGATCGGACCCGCAGGCGGTGGACCCGAGGAACAGGATCCTCGTTGAGGTTTTGAGCGCTCCGCTGTCGGCGACTGAGGACCCTCGCCCCACTGATGTGACCAACATCGTCTTCACCGGAGGCACGAACGGCAGCGCAGTCACGGACAACGACTACAAGGGGTCCCAGTCTTCGGGTCTGGGGATCTGGGCCAGCGAGCGTTCAAATAGCTTCTCCATCATGATCATTCCGGGCATTGAGACGGCGGTTGTCCATAGAGCGATGATGGACTACGCCAACCTCAAGAAGCGCCATGTCGCGGTGCTCAACGCCC